GAGTACAAAGCAGGTACTCTACATAGCGGTAAAGGTGGCCCAGTAGTTAAGTCACGCAAGCAAGCAGTTGCTATTGCTATGTCTCAGGCTGGAATGACAAAGAAGAAAAAGAAATGAAACAAGGACTATACGCCAACATCTGGGCCAAGCGTAAGCGTATCAAAGAAGGTAGCGGTGAGAAGATGCGTCAGCCTGGAACCAAAGGTGCTCCGACTGCTAAAGCATTTAAACAGTCTGCAAAGACAGCAAAGAAGAAATAAATGGTTAAGAAGGTATATCAGAATCCAGAAGGCGGTTTAAACGCTAAAGGTAGGGCCTACTTTAAGGCTAAAGAAGGAGCTAACCTAAAGCCTCCAGTGTCTTCTAAAGAGGCTAAGAAGTCTCCTAAAGCAGCCGCTAGACGGAAATCATTCTGCGCTCGTTCTGCTGGTCAAATGAAAATGTTTCCAGAAGCAGCTAAAGATCCAAATAGCAGATTAAGAAAAGCTAGGCGCAAATGGGAGTGTAACTAGGAATAAAATATGGCTAACAAAACTTACTTACAACTTGTTAACGATGTCCTTGTTCGTCTGCGTGAGAATGAGGTCACGTCTGTTACTGATACATCCTACTCAAAGCTAATCGGTAAGTTTGTTAACGATGCCAAGAGGCAGGTAGAGGACGCATACAACTGGAATGCTCTGTCAGAGACTATTACTGTTGCTACCTCTGCAGACCTATTTAACTATGTACTGACTGGTGCTGGTATTCGTTTCCGTGTCTTTGATGTGATTAATGACACCAGCAATTGGTTCCTAAACAACGCCTCCACTATGGAGATGGATGAGTGGTTCTTAGTAGATACGCCTGAGAAGTCTGCTCCTCGCTACTATAACTTTAACGGTGTAGACTCCAATGGAGATACGCAGGTAGACTTATATCCTATTCCTAATGGCGCATACAACATTAACTTTAACTTAATTAAGCCTCAAGACGAGTTAAGTGCTAACGCTACACAACTTAAAGTTCCTGCTGAACCTGTCATCTTCTTAGCCTATGCAAAGGCTTTGGCAGAGCGTGGAGAAGATGGTGGCCTAGCTAGTTCAGAGGCTTATGCGCTGTATCAGACCTCCTTAGCAGATCACATTGCTATTGAAGGAAACAAATATCCTGATGAGTTTATTTGGGACGCTACTTAATGGCTGCTCAGACGCTAACCGCTAGTATTGCTGCACCAGGATTCTTTGGATTAAACATCCAAGAGTCTGCAGTATCGTTGTCTTCAGGCTTTGCGCTTGAGGCTAACAACTGCGTTATTGATCGGTATGGTCGTATTGGTGCTCGTAGAGGCTGGACACCAGTGAACACAGCTGTCAATACTGACCTTGGTGCTGCTAATCCTGTTCAGTTCATGTTTGAATTGACAGACAACGGAACTACTCAATTCATTAGTGCTGGTAACAATCGACTGTTTACTGGCACTACAACGATGACTACAGCCAGTGTCCGTAACCAAGCCAACAGTGCTAACCTGACATATACGATTACTGGCAACAACTGGCAAGCCGCTGCTCTTCCTTACGGTGACGGTACTTCAGCAGAGCCTCATGCCTATGTAGCACAGGCAGCACATCCAACACTGGTATATCATAGAATGCCTACCCCAGGCACTGGCGCTACCTTCTCAGTAACTACTGTGTCTAGCGGAGTTATTACTGCTCTGTCTGTTACAGCGGCTGGTAGTGGATACAATGTTGGTGATATCCTTACTCTGTCTGGTGGCACAACTGCCGCTACTGTGACTGTTGCTACACTATCTGGTACTGGAATTGCTACCGTAACTATTACTACTGGAGGTGCAGGATACAGCAACGGTAACGCACTAACCAGTACTGTAACCACTATTATAAACCCACACTCACACGCTGGTTCTTACGGCTTCCAAAGACTTGGAGACATCGGTACTATACCTCTTGGGTATTCAGTTGCAGACTTCTCACCTAACTGCGCTCTTGCGGCCTATGGCCGTGTCTGGTTAGCAGATATCGTTGGAGATCCTCAGACAGTCTACTTTAGTCGTTTACTTGACGGATCAGACTTCCAAGGTGGTGACTCAGGTTCTCTGTCCTTAAATGCAGTATTTCCTAATACGGACAAGATAGTCGCTATGGCGGCTCATAACGGCTTCCTAATTATCTTTGGTCGTAACAACATTGCTATCTATAACAATCCTATCGATGTCACTGTTATGTCCTTGGTAGACTACATTCCTAATGTGGGATGTGTGGCTAGGGATTCTGTTCAGAACACTGGTACGGATATTATCTTCTTGTCTGATGCTGGTGTCCGTAGCCTACAGCGAGTGATTCAGGAGAAGTCTCTGCCTATGCGGGATATCTCCAAGAATGTTCGTGATGACCTGATGACCAATGTAGCCTCTGAGACAGTCACCAACATCAAGTCTGTCTACTACGAGAGAGATGCCTTCTACCTGTTGGCTCTACCTACTACCAAGTTTGTTTACTGCTTTGACATGAGAACACCTCTGCAGGATGGGTCTGCTAGGGTCACTACTTGGACCAACATTGAGCCTAGGTCGTTTGTTGTCACCAATACCAAGGATTTGTACATTGGTAAGCCTGGGTATATCGGAAAATACTTTGGACACACGGACAATACTGCTAACTATCGCTTTAGCTACTACACCAACTACTTCGACTTTGATAAACCTACCGTAGAGAAGATCCTGAAGCAGGTTGGCTTTGTTGTTATTGGTGGTTCTAACCAAGATGTGGCTGTAAAGTGGGGATTTGACTACAACGAAAACTTCTTTGCTTTTACGAAAAAACTTGACACAGCGGTAGTTTACGAGTATAATATAGGTGAGTACAATATTGCTGAGTTCTCAGACGGTATTGTGCTAGATAAGTTTAAGATCCAGGCTGGTGGCACAGGCGCTGTTATGCAGATCGGCTTAGAAGCAGAGATCAACGGTAACCCAATCTCAATCCAGCGTATTGATGTGTATATTAAACAAGGAAAAACAGTATGAGTAAACGTTGTGCTGATTGTGGAATAATTAAAGAAAACTCTTTATTTCACAAAAACACACAACAAAAAGATGGTTATAGTTGCTACTGTAAGAACTGTTCAGTTACACGGAATAAAAAGAAATATAATAAAGCATCTAAAGACCATGAGTGGAAACTAAAACAAACATTAAAAGCAAGTAAACAAAGAGCAGAAAAACAAGGACTTGAACACACGCTGACATTAGATGATTTGTATCAACTATATCCTATTGATAATAGATGTCCAATATTAGGAATAGTTTTAGTTTGGGGTTTTCCTAAAGATTCTAGTCCAAGTTTAGATAGAATAGATTCAAATAAAGGATACACATACGAGAACTGTCAAATCATTTCTAATAGAGCAAATAGAATTAAAGCAGATGCTACTGTTAACGAACTTGAATTACTTGTAAAATATTTGAAGGAGATTTAAATTGTCAAATTATACGAAAGCCACCAACTTTGCTGCTAAGGATTCTCTGCCTAGCGGTAACTCAGGCAAGATTATTAAAGGTACAGAGATTGATACCGAGTATAATGCTATTGCATCTGCTATCTCTTCTAAGGCAGATACGGACAGCCCTACTTTTACTGGTACGCCTCTAGCACCTACGCAGGCTACTGCTACAACCAGCAACACTCAGATTGCTACCACTGCCTTTGTACAGGCTGCTATTGCCGCCGCTAATGTTGTTCCTGCAGGTACAATTGTTCTCTGGTCTGGTTCTGTAGCAAGTATCCCAACTGGTTGGGTTTTATGTAATGGATCTAATAGTACCCCTGACCTTCGTAATCGCTTTGTTGTCGGTGCTGGTTCTACCTATGCTGTAGGCGCTACTGGTGGTTCTGCTGATGCAATTACTATTGCACACACCCACACTGGCACTACTGTATCTGCAGGCGATCACAATCATACGATATCTTTAAGTAACCAAAGCAATCAAAACGGTACTGTATCTGGTGGTGGAACTGTTCCTGCAACGTCTTCTTCGACAGGAACTACATCAACTGCTGGAGCACACACCCATACCTTTACCACAGATTCTACTGGTTCATCTGGCACTAACGCTAACCTGCCTCCGTACTATGCGTTGTGCTACATTATGAAGACCTAATTAAATATAGTTTAGAAAAGGAAAAACTATGGCAGCCTGGATGTTACCTGCAGCAATAGCTGGGGCAAATTTACTTGGAAGTGCAATTTCTGGCAGATCTGCTGAACGAGCAGCCAACACTGCTGCTGCGGCACAGGAACGATCAGCACAGCTTGTTGCTCAGGCTAGTGCATTCAGGCCAGTAGGCATATCTACTCGGTTCGGTACATCACAGTTTCAAGTAGAGACTGATCCTGCTACAGGACTTCCTCGATTGGTTGGTGCAGGTTACACAGCCTCTCCTGAGATTCAAGCATACCAGAATAGACTATCTCAGCTAGCCGCTTCAGGACTAGGACAAGCAGAGGCCGCGCAGGCTGCTGCAGCGCCATTAGGAGGAGCAGCACAAAGTCTCTTTGGACTTGGTGCAGGATACTTAGCAGAATCTCCTGAACAAGCAAGGCAACGTGCGTTCAATATGCTTCAGGATGTACGCAGACCTGAGCAGATGCGTGAAGAGAGCAGGCTAGCAGCTACAGCATTTGGTCGTGGTCGTGCTGGTGTTAATATTGGTGGTGCTGGTCAACCTGAGTTGTTTGCTCTTGCTCGTGCTAGAGAAGAACAACGCGCTCGTGATGTATTAGCAGCAGAGCAGACAGCGCAACAGCAAATTGGATTTGGTGCGGGATTATTTGGTACTGGCGCAGGTCTGTTAGGAACACAGTATCAGCTTCCAACTCAGGCTCTGTCTCCGTTTATGACTGCCTTCGGAGCACAGCAAGCAGTTGAGCAAGCAGCACTACAGCCGCTTGAGATTGGTTCTAACTTAGGTGGCAGGGCTGTCAATACTGCTGGCGCTCAGGCTCTATTACAAGGTGGTTTAGGCGCTGCTCAGACTCGACTACAAGGCGGTCTGGTTGGTCCTACTTTGATGGCACAGAATCTTGCTACCTTTGGTCAGAACTATATGCAAGGACAGCAACAGCAACGACTGTTTGATTTCTTATCTGGAATGCGACAGCCTTCTGTAACATCCGCACTAGGACAAGGAACAGGCGCTGGATATGGTTTTGAAGACTACGGTCAATATCTCTAAGGATTGAACATGGCAATTACTTCTTTATTTGGTCCTACTCCCGCTGAACTAATCCTTGCTCAACAACAAAAGCAAAGAGAAGAACAGTTACTTCGTAACCAGCAAATAACACAACAAGGCGCTGAGTTTGGCCCATTCCGTGGTCTGTATCAGGCTGGTCTGCGTATGGGAGATATTGGCGGTCAGGCTATCATGCAAGGTTTGTTTCCTGATCAGGTAGACCCACGCTTGCAAGAGGCTACTGCTGTTCAGGGAGTTCTTTCTAAGTTCTCAGGAATGGATCAGTCAGACCCTAAAGTATTAGAAAGAATTGGTCGTGAGTTAATGCCTGTTGCGCCTAATGCAGGGCTTCGAGCACTTACGCTTGCAAAAGAACTAGCGGTGAAAGAAAAACCAATTTCTGTTCGTCCTGGTGGTGCTTTAGTATCTCCAACTGGTCAAGTAATCTATGAAAGACCTAGCGAAGATAGACAAAAGGTTATTGCTCCTGGGCAGGATATTGCACGAGCCGCTGGTGCGCTTGGTTTTACAATTCCAGACGATGTAAGAAACTTTACAACTGCTGAATGGAAAGCAATTGATGCTAGATTAAACCAAGATAAAATAAACGCTGCTGCGGCTTCTGCGGCTAAGTTGAATTTTGAAGATCCAAAATCACGGTTTGCTGCTATAACGGAAGTAAACAATCAAGTTAAACCGCTTGTAACTCAAATTAACAACTTAGATCAAGCTATTTCAATTAGACGAAATGACAAATCTCCGTTCTCTCAGAGGTTATTCGAGCAGACGGTTAGTGGAGCATTTGGAGATGCACAAAAAGCACAAGCAGAGATTACTCGCCTTGTTAACACTGGTAACCTTGGTGAGCGTGTCACAAACACTTTAAATATGTTCTTAACTGGTAACATTGGCAACTCTACTAAAGAAGATCAACTTGAGAGTTTGAACGCAATTCGGGACTATGTTGCACAACAGTATGACACTACTATCCGTCCATATAGATCTGCTGCAGGAAATAAAGCAGACGAAATTGCTCCGCTATCTTCTCAAAAATTTGATCGTCCTAAATTACCAGATGGTCAAGGATATATTCCGTTTACCGTTATCAATCAATACGGACTTAAAAGAGGACAGCGGTTTAAACAAGGAAACGTAGAAGCAGTTTATAACGGCGATGGTACTTACACTGTTCTGAAAGGTCAATAATGGCGCAAGATAAAAGCGTAATGGGTCCAATCAATTGGAACGAACCTATTCAATCTATTGGCCCTGCTGGTGACTTTACTCCTTTAGAGCCTTCTGCAACTCCGTCTAGAGCAACTAGGGCTGGTTTTGAGAATGTAGTCGGAGAAAAACTTCGTGCTGGTTTTGCCAATGTTGCACAAGGATTACTCCTTCCTTTTCGTATTCCTACATTTGAAACAGAGCCATACGCAACTAAATTATCAAAGAGCATTCCTAATTTATTTGGTGTAACAGAAGCAGGAAGGCCGGAAGATATTGTTCAAAGAACAGTTGGGGGAGGAGTTGAGGCGCTTCCTACAGTATTGTTTCCTGGGCCTAAAGGTGCAAGTTTATTTACTCGCTCTCCTCGTGCAGGTGGTGAGGCATTAACTACTGCTTTTGGTGCTGGTGCTGGTTTTGAACTTGGTAGAACTGCTGGAGAAGGAACTTTCTTAGAGACTCCGTTAGCAATTGGCGGTGCTTTATCTGGAGGAACTGCATCTAGTATTCTATACAATGCTTTTACTGCTGCTCCAAAGATTGGAAAAGAGTTTCTTACTTCTTTACGGACTAAAGTAGAAGATGCTGTTGGAAACGAAAGTTACAACAAAATAATCAATGCAGTTAATGCAGATCAAATCAATCGTATTATGATTGAAGATCCTACCATTCCTGCTAAACTCTCTAGAATTGCAGAGATCCAACAACTTATTCCTGGGTTCAGTCCTAACTTGTATCAGGCAACAGGAGCAACCACTGTCGGTATTCGAGCACAGGCAGCTTTACAGCGTCAGGTAGATAAGATTCCTGAAGTTGTATCTCAGACCGAAAGAAGTATGGATGCTGTCAGGTCTAAGGTTGCAGAACTGTTTCCAATAACAGAGTCTTCATTTGTGTTTGCTGGAAGACAAGCAGATAAGACTAAGACAGCATTAGCGTCCTTAGTTAAAACCGCAGACGATAATATTGAACAACTAAGTTCTACCTTTGTTAAATCTGGTAGACAAGAGCTTGGTGACAGGATTAGGCAGGCTTACGAAGGACGTAGACAGGCTGTTAGTAGGTTATTCAAAGAGCAGTACGATGCTCTTGACTCAGAAGCCGACAGTCTAGGAACTCGTTTGGGACAAGACCAAGTAGGGCAGATTTACAACACAGTCCTACAAAATAGACAAGTGTTTGAGCAGTCTCCAGAACTGTTTAATCTTGTTCAGTCAGCCTTTAAGCCAAGAGAAGCAACTCGTGGTGCTACAATTCTAGGGCCGACTGGCGAGGCTATTACAGCGCCTACAACAACTCTTGAGTTTGATCCTGTTAAATTCAACGATATCCGTTCCTTGTCTCGGCGTGTTAATTCTGATTTCTACTCGGCTCAACAGGCCACAGCAGCCAATGTACCAGGAGCAGGCCAGAGATTGTTTGCTCTTGGTCAATTAAAGACCCAGATTGACAACGCTATAGAAACTCTTCCTTCTGATGTCAAAGACAAATATAAGGCTCTTAACGCCGCCTATGACGATCAGTATAGGGAGGTATTCAGGAAAGGTCTTGGGGGCCTTGTAGGGGCTAAAACACGCATGGGTGAGCGTTTAAAAGATGAGGATATCATCGGTCAACTAACTAAGCCTAGCAATGTGGATGATTTCTACCGAATCTTTGGTCAGAACGCAGAAACTGAGCAGTTTTTGACCAACGGCATGATTACTAAGTTCTTGTCCCAAGACAATGCTATCACCTCTACTGGTGTCTTAAATCAAGATGCTCTTAGAACATTTGTCCGTAGGAACGAAGAAGTAATTGGCAAAGTTCCTTCTTTGCAAAACTTCTTAGCAAACGCAGAAGCCAACATGGATTCGTTTATTGCTCAGAAGAACGCAGCCATTGAAGGTACACAGGCTCTTCAAAGGTCTGCTTTAGCGGCAATCGCTAGAAAGCAAAACATTGATGAAGTGTTAACAACCAATCAGTCAGGTGCTTTTTCTGATCTAACTAAGATGTCACAGTTAATTGCAGCATCAAAGGCAGATCCTACAGGAAGAGCACTAAAAGGACTTCAAGGCTTAATGGTTGATAAGGCTCTGGACTCGGCTGACCCAGTGCAGTTTCTGGATAAGAACAGAAAAGCATTTGAACGAGCCTTCGGTAAGGATTTTGCTACCGTAGAGAAACTTACAGAGGCTGGGCAGATTCTTGGAAGGTCTTTCCCAGTGTCTCCTCCTACGAGGGTTCTAGAAGGCGATGTAATAGAAAGAGCTATTGGTACTAGCGGTCCTGGTATTGGTTCTCTTTTGCGTGATCGTTTATCCTCGTTTGGATATAAAGCATCTATTCTGTTTTCTAGGTTTACTCAGCAAAAAGGAATTGAAGCAAAAGATAACGCTTTCTTAGAAGTGTTTAAGAACCCTGACTTAGCAAAAGAGGCTGCTAAACATATTCAACTCATTAACTCTCAAGCGGCATCAGATAAAGTTAAAGAGGCAGCAAAAACGGGTTTGTATGGTTTGCTGGTCAGGGCTGGTGTGAATATGTACCGAGCAGGCGCTGTTACTGGTGCTGCTGAGATGGGACAGCAGAGGGAAGAAGAGGCGCAACAGCAAGAATTAAACACGCCAGTTGAGATTCCTCAAGGGATTCAATTAGGACAATAACTACAATGAGTGACCCTATACAAACTACTAGGGCTGCTCTCTCAGGGATTAAGGAAGCGGTACAGGTTGGCAGAGAGATTAAGGAAACTGCCAATGAAGTTAATGCTTTCTTAGACGAAGAAGCCAAAGCTCGTGTAGCCTGGAAGAGAAAGCAGCAGCAGATTGAACGCCGTGGTGACATGATGTTCATGAATGCCTATGAAGAATACAAGATCATCAGGCAGATCAAGGACGCAGAGATGGAGATGTATAAGCAGATTGAGCAGGAGTATGGTAGGTCTGCTGTCTCTGAGGTCAAGTCACTAATCACACAGATGCGTAAACAGCACCTAGAATTAAATGATGAGTTTTACAGGAAGCGTATGGAGTTTAGGCGTGAAGTGCTTGGTCTACTAATTGCATCGGCAGTGGTGTATGGAATCTTGAAACTGATGGGAGTATTATAATGTTATCGTTACTATCTACGCTTGGTGGTCTGCTTATCTCTGGCCTACCTAGAGTCTTAGACTTCTTCCAAGACAAGGCTGATAAGGCCCAAGAGTTAAAGCTGGCTCAGATGCAGACAGAGCGTGAGTTAGCCTTGGCAGAGCGTGGCTTCCTAGCACAGCAGAAGATTGAAGAGATTAGGACAGATCAGGTGGCTATGCAGGCAGAGGCACAGATGCAAAATGCTGCCTTGGCACACGATCAGAAGGTCCTAGATAAGGCTTCTAAGTGGGTTGTGAACTATGTCGGTACAGTACGTCCTACGGTTACCTACATCCTGATCCTAGAGCTTGTAGCCATTAATATCTGGATCATGTGGCATATCTTCTCTCTCCCAGGCGTTATCAACAACATCGATGATGTGCTGAAGTTTGCTGATGTGGTCTTCTCTCAGGATGAGATGGCTATGCTGGGAGGCATCGTAGGCTACTGGTTTGGCAGCAGAGGCTGGGCTAAGAAGTGAAGGTATCAAAGCAGTGCATTGAGATGATCAAGCACCACGAAGGTGTTAGGACAAAGCCTTATCGGTGTCCTGCTCTACTATGGACAGTTGGTGTAGGCCATGTTATAGACCCTAACCACATAAGGGTTAAGTTTGAAGATAGAAAGAATATCGCATTGCCAGAGGACTGGAACAGAGTCCTATCAATGGCTGAAGTGGATAGAATCCTGGCAGAGGACTTGGCTAACTTCGAGCGAGGTGTGCTACGACTATGTCCTACTGGCCTCACTCAAGGTAGGTTTGATGCTCTGGTGTCCTTCAGTTTTAATGTCGGCCTCGGCAACCTCCAAAGATCCACAATCAGAATGAAGCATAATCGTGGAGACTTTGAAGAGGCTGCTGAAGCCTTTATGCAGTGGACTAAGGCAGGCGGTAAAGAGCTTCCTGGTCTAGTAAAGCGTAGGAAAGACGAGAAAGCCCTGTACTCTACTGCCAGCCAAACAGAAGACGAATAAACAACAGATCAACAACTAAGTAATTTACATCGTCTTCGTCTGTCACAAACTCAAAGCCTAGCATTATTCCTGCAATAAGAGATAGTTCTAGTTTCATATTAGATCTCGCAGTGGCCTGCTACACAGGCTAAGGTTTGTGCTCCTTCCACGTTGTCATCTTCTTCCTTAAGATCATCCCATGCAATTGATGTAGGCATCTTAGCAAGAAGTTCCTCGTACTGCTCTTTAGTGCATTCCTCATAAGGAGCTTGGCGATAAGTGCCTCCATCCCAAGGCAGGAACGATATACCAGAGATTTCATCAAAGTTCCTCCATACCCACGCACCAACATCCATCCACTCGTCTTCCTTAACAGAGATAGTGACAGAAGGCTTATGCTCACACCAGTGGCGCTGATACATCAACCACAGGTCTAGGTGCTGCAAAGCAGTCAAGTGATCACGAGTCCTAGCATTATCTGGTGCTTTCACTGGGAAAGAAAACACTGCAGTGCTGTCAGGACGCATCACACAATCCTCAGTAGGAATACCTGCTTCTGTCAGAAACTTCGTAAGAGGGTCTTTCTTATCGCCTCGAACCCTGCGAATATAATAAGGGCTATGTCGAGTATGAATACCAGAGGCAGAATTAACAAGCTGAGACACAGTACCAGAAGGTTTGACACAAGTGATCGCAGCAGACTGAGGCACTTTAAGAATAGCTGCAAACTCAGCATTGGTATTAACAGAAACTTTCCGCAGTTGTTCAAGAGCTTTCGCAGTGCTGTCACTAACCTCTCCCATCCATTTGTTATCTAGAATACCAGTCAAGGACACACCAAGAAGACGTTCCTCCTCAGTGTTCTTCTGCCAGATCTTACGCAGATACGGGAAGTGCGTCAGAGTGCTCTGGAATGTACCTAAGATAGTCGCTATGCGTACCTTACGAGCCAAGGACTCTACAGTGTCTTCTGCTCGTACAACGACTTCTGTAAGGTTACAGAACTGATAGGGTCGTAGTATGATTTCTGAACAGGGGTTAGTTCCGAAGTCATAATTCGCATCACGTCTTCCGTTCTTTGTAGCTTGACTCTTACTTGCGGCTCGTGAGAAGATACCGCGCTCTCCAGAATGACTGTTATAAAGGCTTGTCCATTCTTGGAGAAACTGTCCAATATCTGGTTTAGCATTGTAAGTTGCTGAGTTGTTAGCGAGTGCTCTATGTCCATTGTGTGTCCACCAATCTCCTGATTTAGCATGACGCATCCGATCATCTTCCAGATCAGACAGCGATATCATTGCACTCCTTCGTACTCCACCCACAACAACAACTTCCCCGATTTTACAGAGAAGATCATGGCATTCGATTGACGTAAGTTTCCTACCAACTGCTCCTCGGAATTTGGTGATAGTGAATCTAAAAAGTTCATCCAAAGGTCCAGGTCCAGAGGCACGTCCTCCAAAGGTTTTGAGTCTTGCTCCTGCAGGTCTAATTTTGGATAGGTCATACCTTGCCACTTCCCCAGAATAAAGAAGAGCGATGAGTTGCCGTAAAGCCTTGGCCCATCCTTCTTTCGAATCCGCAACAGAAATAACAGTTTCAGAATCAAACAACTGGTCTGGGACTTCAGGTAATTGATTAACATACTTTTGCTCCACAGAGAAACCTACGCCTGTACCGCACAGAAGGATATACATTGCCTCATCAAATGCTTTAGGATCATCGATAGGTAGATAGCTGCAGTTGTAGCCAGCAGTGTTGTCACGCTCTAGCGCCTTACCAGCAGTCATAATAGCTCGCATCGAAGGCATGACTTCCAAGTTCACAACGCAGTCCTTGATCTCTTTGTACAGATCATCAGGCATTGTGTAGTCTTTATTCTGTTTCAAGTGGTTGTACATGAATACCATGTAACGATTGACTGTCTCCTCCCAGTGTTCACGCCGATTGACGGTGGGTAGGAAACGGCTGTAACGGCTTTTTGCAATAAACTGACTGTAGTAATCCATATTCTAATCTTCCCAGTTAACAAGTTTTTCTAATCTATCTGCATTCTCTTCTATCACATCTTCAAACCGTTCCACTATCTCTTCAGAACGGAGTGACAACTCCTCTATGATGGTTAGTTCATCCCATCGTTTCATCCTTTCTTTGATCTCTTCTAATGTCAGGGCCATATATTATACCACACTTTTCTTCTTAGGTCTACTAGTTTTCTTAGGTTTATCTTGTACCAGATAAGTCATAGCCTTCTCTAGTCCTGTGTCCCAGTCTGAGTAATTATCCCACCAGACAGTAGTCATATTATCATACCAGTAGGTACGCTCTGAGACTGGATACCAGCGCCAACACGCCATTGTTTCATCTCCGACTAGGTTGATGGTTCGGACACCTACGCTAGCGGCACAGTGAGCAATTGCTGAGTCCACAGACACCACTGCATCAAGGGTCTGAAGTTTATCTGCTGTTTCGGTCCAAAAGGGACTATTTAGGAACCCACCACCAAGCTGTAGGGACACCCAATCCACCTCTGGATGGCGGTCTATGAACTCGTCCACGATATCCTTTGGGATTTGCTTCGCTGCCATGTTCCAAGACTTGTTGTCCGTGGAGTAGAAGATTCCCACTAGCGGTTTAGAACGCTTAGGAGCCTCTATAGCAGGATTGCGATAGACTCCCTCAGCCCCATACCAGCGATCCACTGGCTCAGGCTTGAGCAGCCCATGTTCCATCAGAAGATACGGCATAGACATCATCTTGACTCGGTAAGAGCTTGGAGGACATTCCCTAGTAAGGTGGCTGTAAGGTATGGACTTATCCATGCGCTTTAGCAGACTAGAGATATTCTCAGGATAGACGCAATGAACACCACTAGCAACCTGCCTGATCATAGGAATGAACCTAGAGAACTGTAGCATATCTCCCCAGCCTGCCTCTGACCAGATGATCACATTCCTGCTTCTAATGCTCTGCCCAGGCATCCAGACAGGTGCTCTGTCAAAGTTAGTCTTGACACCAGGAAACTTAGCAGACTTGTTCCAGAGCGCATCAGGCAGTGAGCGTAACTCATGCATCTTAAAGCCATTGGCCCAGTCACCTTTACGGATTAGGTTCTGTCCTCGCTTGTAGTCCTTGTCTGCGTTAGCCCAGTCAAGCCTTGTAGTACTTGTTACCAATGGCATCGTAGTTCTCAATCATAAATTCAAGATAGTGTTTAGCCTTCTCCAGATCATCTTTGCCTGCCTTCTTACGATGACGCTGAACATACTTAATCACATTGCAGGCCCAAGGATCTAAACCCCAATCAAGGAATACATCCCAAGATTGTATCTCAGTGCCTTTGTAGTGATTGCCTCCATGCTGTCGAGAAGCTGCAGGTTTCTTCTTCTCAATGTAATCAGCAAGAGTCTGGTCTTCTGCATTCTTGAAGTAGGCCCTGTGCCAATCTGCTGGTGTTGCGTTATCAATGCTCATACTTTTTCCTCAAGTAGTTTAGACTGACTGGCATCTCATCGAATGATCCGTTGTTGACTTCATGCAACATCCAGATACCTCGCCAATACTTGTTACCTTGACTGCCCAGATAGTCCTCATCATGCAGGTAGCAGCAGCCACTAAACAGGCCAGTGATCTGCGTACCATCAGCACGATTGGAGTAGGCAATCTGCCTATTCTGCACATGGCCCATAACAGCACTCATATGCTTCTTGGCTAGCAGTGCAGCAGCCGATGCTACAGGACGCCCCATAACGCCAGAAGTAAAATAATGAGCGTACACAACACCATCAATAACAACAGGTTCAAGGTAGTCATACACTTCCCAACCATGTGATTCGTACCCAAGGTCACTGAGGCTAATAGTTCCATCAAGTTTAGGGTCTCCTTCGATAGCCCTGGAAATTCTTTCTTCATGGTTTCCGAGAGTGAGGACCATTCTTGGTCTATACTGTCGTTCCTTGTTTCGTTTTGCTCTCTCATTGTGTTCCTTAATAGGCTCTAACAGCATCTGCATAGCCTTGTTTGTCACTTCGATATCGGTCTTGTATCTTCGTCCTTCGAAGCTCTTCTTACCTACATCATAAGAAGACAGACTAGGCATATCAGCAAAGTCCCCAATCTGCACAATCACATCAGGCTTCTTCTCAACTAGGTACTTCCCAACCCAGGTGAGGTAACTTAGATCAACACCGTCCTTGACCTGACAGTCAGGGATTATGGCATGAACAGTCATTAGTTTATTCCTTTGTAGTGATCCTCATCATCGTCTTCTGCATCATCAAGACCTACTTTGATATCGTTCTCTTCTTCTTTGTAGCCGTATGTCTCAAAGCCTGAGTCAGCATGAAATCCATACTTGTCTTCGACTTTAACCTTCTCTACCACGCCTGCGTAACCAGTGCTCTCAAGGAACTTAGCAAACTGATACAGCACAGGAACCCAAGTGATGTCATCATCAAACCGATGCTTTGCTTTGATAACACTTGACTGCGGCCATGAACCAGACCGGTACTCGTATTCAATATCTTCGTATGTAAATTTAAAGGTTTTCACTTGATCTCCTTAATAGTTCAAAAAAGTACTCCGCATCTACAACTACAAGAGGGCTGGACCGATTCTGTTTAATAACAACGACAGGTTCGTGTCCTCCTGCATTCCCTGTTGCTTGCTCGTAATAACCGTATACTGAGATAGCTGCTCTGGACTTGCATTCCAAACTGATTGGTAAGACCCGTCTGGCTGCTGGACTAAGTAGCAAGTCTTCCCCCGACACGCCCATACTAACTGAGCGTACATCGTCTGCCTCCAGGTTGAACTTGGCTAGTATTAGATCTCTTACCCACTTTTGCAGGTGTCTTCCTTTGGACTTGGCGCTGCTCGGTTTCAAAGACCACTTCCTTTCTTACTTTAATCCACTGCTTAGGTATATGCATACGGGCGTTGCTGTTATCCATAGATACTGTGCTAGCAATGCAAATGGCATCATCTGTTTCATCAATAACCCATCCGATAGTGTGACATAAGTGAACCTCTGCTTTGACATTCTCAAGCCACTCGCAGTCTGCTACCGCATCTACCCATTGGATGTACTGCAAAGGGCTGGTGACCAAATCTGGTTTTCTTTTCTTCTGATCCATAAAAGTTGTCCGTTCTCTAAAACTCGTTTCTCATCGTTGTCGTATGCTTCCAATACTGCTTTGTACATATCGGCTTCGGTGATACAGTCCTGGAGAATCTTCTCTGCCTTCTTAGGACCTACACCTTTTAGACCAATAATATTATCAACCCTATCGCCAGTAAGGATCTGCGTATAGAAATGCTTGATAGCTTCTTGATCATTGACTAGGTACTTCTCATCCTTAATAAAATTGTAGTGCCAACCACGAATCATGTTAAGGTCTTTGTCGATAGACATGATGACATAATCTTCAACATCTTCCATCTCATAAGCCCTAATTCCGATTGCATCGTCAGCTTCCTGTCCTTCTATTACTTCGCAAGCCCATGCCTTATTTAGGTACTCCCTAATTAGCTCGTAGTGTTTTGGTCTAGCCTGAGTACGATTACCTTTGTAAGGCGCTGTGACTGCTATGTCCTTCCTGAAGTTGTTAGAGCCAGTAAGAAACCCTTGGTAGTCTCCTACCCAAGGCTTCATTACTAACTCTTCCATAAACTCCGCACATCTAGCTAGGCATATCTTTTCACCAACATCCTCGGAAGCGAACCCGATTCTGTAGCAAACAATGTCAGCATCGATGAGCGCCAGCATTACTTCTTCAGGAATGAGGCCATTGTTTCGAGTGCCTGCGCTGCCTGCTTCTTGCTGCTGAACTCATTGTCATTAATGGTGACAGAGCCATCAGCAGAGACAGAGAAACGAAACACATCGTCCCAACCAAGGCCAGACTTCAGTCCAGGTGTCGAGACTTCAAATACAGACTCCACAGGAGACACACTAAAACTAAATCCTGGTTGTAGTTTCTTGTCAGTAGGCATCTTAGATCCTTTCAATCGCATAACCGAGTTGTCCGATGTTACGGCCCAGATTACGGGTTGTGAGATAACGGCGCAGAGCATTACGAGCCAAGTCGTAGGTCTTGAAACCTTTTGCAAACTGCTTCAGAGAAACCTTACGATTATTCAGCTTTACAATGTACATACAAACTCCTTTCAATTAAAGAACATCATCGGTGGTTACTGCTTCCGGCTCGTACAGCTTCAGATCAGTGACGATCAGTTTGCTAATACCAGCACCATAGCCCGTCTTACCTTGATACTTATACTCATACCGCTTAATCAGGGCTATCCCTTTAGAACCATTACCTACTTTACCTTTGATCTCGTTACCATCCTGATCTACTGCTGTGATAGGATAGTTAAAAGACTTAGCGGTTACATAGTGGCCCTTCTCAGGTTTGTCTGCTTTGTTCATCACAGGAATTTCCATAGACTTCAAAGCATCTATTGCACCTTTGGTCAGGTTACAGAGATCTACTTGATACTTCCCTGACATCTTGTTAGGTGTGTCAAGGAAAGCCCACATAATATCTGCCTGAACCTTCAGTGGTTTTGATTCCATTTACTTCTCCTTTTCAAATGACTACAATAATATTATAACACATTAATGCAACTTGTCAACATCTGTTGGATTGATTTTCATATCGTGAAACAGAGCCATCATAAAGGCTGTAGTGAAGATAGACTTTAGGTCTTCCATGTCCTTAACACTGGTCTTCATGTTGATTGTTCTGTCCTTCTTTATGCAAAGGAAGACTACATCCTCCATATCATTCCAGAACTCGTCCTCTTTGTCTAGTGGGTTTGCGCCCATGTTTTCCCTTTCTTGTATTCACCATCTAAAGGACACCGCATCTTCAGCACTTGTCCAGCTTCTTTGATACTCTGCACTGCTATGTCTCCTACTAAGTCTGCATCCTCCTCGCTGCATTCAATCTGCCATTCATCGTGGACATTCGCCACAAAGTTAGCATTCAGTTTAAGTAACCTAATCTTCTTGTCCAAGAGGACCAGGGCCTGCTTCATAACTATCGCACCAGCACTCTGTAGTAGCGTGTTAAGTGCTGCGTGTGCGGAACGAATCTGTAACTGCCTACCGTCAAGACCTTGTAGCGTCCCTTTCTCTGATAAGCGTTCAACCTTTTCTCGAAGTGCTTTGAGAGCTGGAGTGTTCCGAAGAAAAGTATCGATGAGTTTCTTACCATCTGCTGCTGAACCACCAACAATTTTCCCGATCTTGGCGGGACCTGCCCCGTATAGTAGAGCGTAGATGAATGTCTTCGCTTGCGCCCTAGTCTGCAAACCTGCTGCATTTTGGTTCTTGGTGTGGATATCACCTTCAACGATTTCTTTAGCATACTGCTCATCTCTCATGTAGTGTGCAAGCATTCTCAACTCTAAGCTGGATGCATCAGCACCAACCAAGACTTTACCATCATCCACTGTCCAGCAGTCTCTGCACTCGTGGCCCCAAGGACTAGAACTGCTAGGGACCTGAGCCATGTTCGGGCTGTGGTGCGTCATTCTACCTGTGACTGCTCCGTTGGTGATGACCTTACCGTGAACCCGTCTGTCTTCAGATAGATGCTCAAGCCAGGATTCAACCTGAGCCACCCGTTTCTGAATGAGCAGGTACTCGGCAATAAGTTTTGCTTCTGGTATATCAACTCCGTCCAAGACTGAATCATCGACAACCACCTGTCCTTTCTCAGTGAACTTCTCAGGCTTCCAACCAAGAGCCATCAGGCGCTTTGCAATCTGCTGCCTAGACCCTGGGTTGAACACTTCGACATCATCCTTTAACTGCTTACCAGTTTTCTCGCTAAACCTTTGAGTGACAATCGGTGTGAATATGGTTTGTAGTTCCTCCTCAATGTCTGACAGCCTACGCTTCCATTGACCAAGCAGGCACTGGGCCTTAACCGTATCCAACTTGAACCCATGCCTCTCCTGCCTTGCTACGATACCTGCTACCTCGTGTTCTAACTGGATAGACTGCTGACTAAATTCACTCAGTTCCTTGAGCAAATAGTGGTACAGTTCTCCGCAGATAGTCACATCCTCTTTACAGTACTCAACCATTTCGGTTGTTAAACCTCCATCGAAATCTTCGTACTCCTTCTTGGTTCTTCCTACTAGACTTGCTAGGCTCCCAAGGCTGTGCCCCTTGTCTCTTGTCGGATTTGATAGTCTTGACATAACCAGTGTGTCCCGCACCTGGGACATTGTTATCGAGGTCTTCCAATGTTTGTTCAATATCGGAAAGTCGAAGCTGATCCCGTTGTGTCCCACTATCAATGTTGCTTTCTTGATAAACTCTCTGAAGTTTTCTGCTTCCGTCCATGACTTAACTTCCTTTGTGTCTAAATCGTATGTGCAGCAGCACCAAATAATGTTGTGTGCCTTGTTTGTTTCAATGTCAAGAGCGATCCTCATATATGTAGATTCCATTAGCTACTGTGTTAAATATTTTATCATATCCTAGGCGTTTTAGCAAGTCATCGAACATCATTTCCTTGCCGTGATTCTCTACACATACAACCTTTGGCTTGCGCCATACAAGGGAGTGTGCTAACACATCGTAGTCTAAGCCCTCAATGTCGATAGATAGAAAGTCTGGTGTCCCGAATTGTATAAAGAGAGACTCAAGAGAGATAACTGGGACAGACTTCTGCTCGGTGATCTTAAACTCTGGATGCTCTGCTACAAACCTTTCCACCACTGACCTATCAAAGCTATTCCTGCCTGAGTACTGATCAATCATGTAAAAGGTCATCTCTCCAGTGATAGTACCCACACCAACATTAAGGATATTATCCTCTGGCCTAGCTTCTTCAAATGCTTTTATGTGATTAGGGTTAGCTTCGATGCAAACACCCCGCCAGCCTCGGTCATACAGCAGAGCAGTGTTGCTGATGTTGTGCGGATGGTGTGCTCCTACATCGAAGTATTTACCTTTCTTAATACCAAGGCGGTGGAACACATTTAGCAAAACTAGATCCTCACCAAACTGTGAGTAAGTCTTATCACCAAAGAACTGATCAGGATGACTCATCAGTATCTTCCTCTTCCTCTATTTCCTCTTCATACTTCTCAGGATACAAATCAAATCCAATCATATCTTCGTAATCATCACCATGCAAAAAGTCATCTTCGTTCATGAGTTCTTCTCCTTTAGTTTGGCTTCGATGGCGTTTCCAACACAAACCATGTATTCACCCCGGTAAGTGGTGATTTGACCTACGACTTCTATAATTTCCTCATCCGTCAGCCCAACCCATTCGCGTTCAGGATGCGCTAGTCGGTCACGCAGGGCTTTGCGTTCCTCTGCAAACTCTCCTTTGTAAAGCCCGTTAGTGCCGCTTTCAAATGACTCCATAGCATCCAACGCCATCTGCATTAGTTCACGGTCTGTCATAGTGATGTATCCTCAAATGTTTCTGTCATGCGTCCACTGATCCGATCATAGTAGAGACTACAGGCAGGGCCAGTCAAACCACTGAAGCGATTCTTCAGCACTCTAACCCTGGTGGTGTGACGCTCTTTAAGGTCCTCAGACTGTCCGTTACGCTCCAGACCTAGCACCATATCAGATAGCTGACCAATCGATCCTGAGCCTCGTAATGCGCTCAGACTAGTGGCTGCACCTTCCTCGTGTCCCTTACCATCAGGCCGCTTCAGATGAGAGACACAGAACAAGGCAATGCCTGTCTCCTGCACGATCATCCGTAGCTTGGTCATAATTTCGTCTAGTGCCTTTCTCTCATCGCCGTTGTCTTGAGCAGAAACAACAATAGAAACGTGATCAAGAAAAATATACTGGCACTCAAGAGCTTTTGCCATATAGCGAACTCGGTTAATAATATTGTCAATAGCAGTAGACCCGAAGTGATCAAATAGAAAAACCCTGCCAGTGCCAAGAGTGTTATTAAATGCGTCTCGTAGTTCTTCATCGGTAACCTCTGTGTCTGGTAAGTGTAGCGGCTTATTCGCTGATAGACTCATAATGCTCTTGGCTGTGCGTTTAACTGATTCCTCTAGGAACATCAGACCAATGTTCTCATCCGTGTTTTGCAGGATGTGATACACAATCTCGCGCAGGAATTGTGACTTACCCAGGCCAGAGCCAGCAGTGATTGTCACTAGCTCGCCTTCTCGCACACCATAGGTAAGATCATTCAGACCAGTGAAAGGATATTGAACTTTAGCTCTCTCGACAGGCTGATTGACAAGTTCCCACAGTCCAGCACCATCAATGATTCCATCAGGCGTGAATCGTTCTGCTCTCCACCATGCATCTATGAACTCTTTGTCTTTTGAGTCTTGGGAGTATTCGCAGGCATCTTTGTAGTCTTTGGTTCCTTTAAATATCTTGGCTTTAGTTCCAATGATTTCAGCCACCTGACTAGCAGCAGTTCGGCCTGCGTCATCGTTGTCAAAGCAGATGACAACATTCTCGAATGAGTCGATCCACTCATAATTCGTCTTGATATCTTGTGCTGCATTACCTGCGCCATTCCTAACAGAAACCACAGGATACTTAGAACCAAGCATCTGATACGCCGCCGCAGCATCAAACTCGCCTTCGCAAATCGTGACATACTTGCCTCCCTTGGCAAACAATTGCTGACCAAACAGAGCACCTTTCTGCCAGTCACCTTCGACACTGAAACGCTTATCGGATACATTGCGCTTCTTAAACGCTACAAGAGTATCGCCAGAGTAGTAAGGAAAATAGTAGCTATTGTCTTTAACGCCAATCCCATATGATAAGCAAGTGTCACGAGTTAGTTTCCTTTCTACGACAGACTGATAGGTCAGTTCATGGACATTGGTCAATTTAGTGCTCACCTTCGTTAGTGTTTGAGTAGGTTCTTCATCACGCTTAAACCTAGTAGCTTTACCACAACTGAAACACCTGCTACCCCAATCGTAATAGGTCAGTGCATCGGAACTATTGCAATCAGGACAGGGCTGGTGTGCTTTTAGCTGCTCACCCATTCATTTCTCCTATGTTATAAACATTTAAATTTACTACGCAGCGGAATTCAGACTTACTCGGTAGCTGACCAGAATGCAGGACAGAACTATCAAAGTAAACCAATCTGCCTTTCTTAGGACTAACTCTAGCCTTCTGCTTTAATACACCTACTCCAGGCTTATCAAAGAAGATTGTATCTCCGTCTGAATCATTCATGTAGTAGATTGCAGAAACACCACCATGATGCATATGATCGACATGAGCACCTGAGTAAGTCCCTTCATAGCCTTTGAGAGGAAAAGTAATGTTAGCCTTTGCTCTCTGAATGGGCTTATTGATTCCTGTTCTCTTAATAAACTGATACCACAAGATAACAAAGTGATCCCAACTAGGATTAGGGACACCATCTGCAACAAAAGTGTGAGTCAACTGTAACGAGTCCTTGGTGTTTGCATCAGACACTGTATCAGATTCTGCTACTGTTTTCTCGTTTAAGAAAAAAGGTAACCTAGCATCAGTGACATAATCAAGTAACTTATCTTGAATGTCCTGATCAACAAAGTCATCTAAGACAGTAATCACTCTTTACCTTTCAAAAGTTTCTGCCTATATTGTAACACATCCTGAAGCATCTTGTCTAGCCCATGATTAAGGGACAGGTCAGCAAAGTCACAAACAGTGAACCAATATGCTGCTTCTTGACTTGTCTCAGCTTCAAAGCGTTGTTGGTCATCCATACTATTTAGTCCTTTAAATAGATAATTATTAATAATTACTTCTTAGTAACTACTAAGTAGAGACTACTTAGTAACTTAATAATACTATATAGAGAGGGTAACACAGTTAGAACTCCTTGTCAAGGTCAAAATCTAGGTCATAATCTTCTGTCTCAGCTTCTTCATGGGCTAAGTCACCCCTCTCCAGAGTGTTTAAATCCTCGCTGACGGTGCTGAAACACCAATTGCATAGGTCGATGAACTCCTCGGTCAATGCAGACCGTCTAGTGGCCTCATAATCGGTCAGAAGCCTATTGCAAGCAAGACATCTCATTTTAGATCATCCTTATCATAGGACCGCTTTAGTTCTTCCTCTAGTCGGTCTATCCTAGCCCTGAGCATAAAGTTCTCACGCTCTAGCTCTGCGATCATTTCATCGGTGGTGGTGTAGTCGGATGTCCTGAATTGCTGGTAACCGTCTAACTCCACCTCGTAAGGCACACCTGACACTTTATGTTTAGTCACTCGTTTTCCTCCATATAAGCTCTCCAAAGGCCAAAGATAACAGAAAATAACATCAAAAGCAAGAAGTTAATCATCGTTTCTGTCTCCGTATTTGACGAACAGGTAGGTTAAAATCCCTACGATTAGAAAGACTATTAGGGTTACGATCATTTCATGGCCTCAAGTGTTAGTCCTACATTCCCGATAGCGTAGCCTATAAAGGCGATTCCTAGCCCTGTCTGACCCTTGATCAATAGGTCTACCGATACCACCAAGTAGACCAGCCCCATCGCTGCAATCAACCAAGAAGCCATAAGTCCTCGCCCCATGTTCGTTTAGGATATGCCTTCATCAAGAACTCTTGCGCTTTACGTCTTACGCTATGATCGTGTGCCTTGATGATGTAGTCTAGCTCTTCCTTGACATCGCTATAGTCGGAATAATGATCCCTGATGAGCATGATGTCTGACAGAGTAGTGACTTCATCATCCACCATGTCACGATTGACTGTTTCCAATTCGCTGATCCGGTCCTGCAATCGTTGGATCTCTTTATTGTGGTCATCAATATGAACCCAGTCTTCCTGATGTAAGTAACTCATTTTAGATTCCTTCCTTTTGTGTTTCCCTGCTCCGCTCCTCTGAGCGTGTTTCGCCACATAATTGCGCTGCTTCATTTTTTAACCTGCTTTCCTCCGGAGACACGAAACCGAATTTCTTCCATGTTCGCATCACATCGGTTTTTGATGGATCGATCCAAGGTCTGCTTCTATCACTTAGTAGCCAGCTCATCGTGTTCCTCTCGTAATTGAATCATGCGGTTTTTAACAAAATCCAAGTATAACGGCAAGTCATAATCTATGCTTGTCTTAACAATGTCGCTAAGCCCTAGGTATGCGCTTAGTATGCTTTCCATCTTGTATTTCTTTTCTTGTAATGTCATCTTCAGCCTTTCGTAGTTTAGTGATCGATAGTTTTGCAGCTCTCATACTAGCAAAGATCTTACACGATCCGTCCGGCGCTTGTCGAATGGTCTCGCCTCTGCCGTGGTGCCAGTGTAGCAGGTAACCTCGGTGCTCTAGTGTTGGCATTTAGTCTAAATCCCAGGGTTTGAGAATCATAGCTACAGCGCCAATTGCAAACAATAGGCCTGCGATTTGAAATGCTTCGAATGCGTTCATTTATTTTCCCTTTACTTGGATAAGTTTAATTACCTTGGACATCTTTTTACCGTGTGCCGGATAAGAGACAAGCGGCACGGTCTTATCATAACACGCCCTGCAGCCGTTGCATTTTCCCTCGTGCTCGTATGCTCGGTAAAGAAAACCCACTGCCTTAGATGCGTCCTCAACGATAACCGAGCCATGCTTATTAGTATGATCGCCAGTGACGCTATCCGAAGAGAATCGAATCATTACATTGGGCAGCGCCTGCATTTGATCGATAACGGCTTGAAACTTGGCGAATTTAAGCATTCTAGTCGGCATCCAATGCTTAACCCAAGGCGTGGCCTGCATAACCTGCAGGATCTTTTCCGCAAGCCCTAAAGAGTACATATCGCCACTGTCGAACCATCGGAAATATCGCTGCGAATCTAAGGCTTTGACCATATCCGAAACCCATCCGTCTCGCTTCCAGTCTTCCCGATTTTCAAGCCGTGGAGCTTTGACGTTCGGATAATTATAGTTTCCTGTTGTTGCGTAACAACCACGGCAGGCGTCAACAAGTGACCCTTCCGAATTGATTGAAGCCGGACAAGTCTCAAGAGCCTGAAGAGACCAAGAGAGAATACCGTCTAACTTTGAGGTTTTCGATAGTCTAAGCATTTCATCTTCTCCGAGTGTTGATTAGTCAAATAATACCGCTTGCTTGTCCAACTTGTAAACTGCCTGAATCCTAGTGCCTGCAGGGTTGTCTCCATAATCCAACACTTTGCCATTGACAACAGCAAACACATGGCCCCGATATTTCAACAGATACCGTCCGTCCCTTAAACTTGGTAACAGATTCGCAAGTGTAGTCCCCGCTGCTGCCTGAATCCCGAGCTTTTTGCTTATGTATCTGGCCCCGTTAGTCGTTCCGTGCAGGGATACAAGGCGCAAGCCTAGGCGAGTGTAAACCGGATGCCAATCGTCAAAACCCATGCCGTGATTTTGTTTCCGTCCGGCAGCCGCCATAATTTTATGCGCTAGCTTATAAGGCGCTCCGAGCACATTCGCCAATGCTCTGACCGTGCAATCGTTTGATTCGTTTTCGAACCGCTGCGCGCCTGTTGATTCGCTCTTGATTCTCATAATTTCCTCTTTTGGGGTTGATAACTAACTACTATGACAATCATTCTAACGGATAGATTCAGGGAAAGATACTAGGGAAAACCCTTAACTTGACTATTGTGCTCAGGTATTGGATAGTGTTGTTTTTATACCACACCTGGACAATGTTGTGTAAATGAGACAACCCATTGAGTGCTCTAATATGGTGCATCACAGTCACTCTCACCTGTTGTATTTACGCAACACTATGTAAATGCGAATCATTCTCACTAGCATACTATCTTGTATACAAGTAAGCACTCACTAACTGTGGTATAAATGAGACAGAGCCTAAAGTGAGCACTAACTAACACCGGGGGAGGGGGTTGTGTTGTTGTGTTATTTTATGAGCACCCTGTAGCACACAAGAGAAGGTAAAATTGAACTATGGCCTAAGCCTACAACACACAAGAGAAGGCAAAATAGGACTACTAAATATGGGTTAATTGCTGTAAAAATGACTAGATGTAGTAGTCTATAAAGTCCTTATAAATCAATGACTTAGGTAAGTGACACAGAATCAAGGAAGATATAGCTAAAAAGGTGTCAGTTTAGGACTAAGGAGATGTGCTCTCCAGGCTACAAAAGTAAAGATTTAACTTGACAAATCTTAAAAAATATGCTATAATAAGAGTGTAGTAGAAAAACAACAAGATCTCCTTATATAGATCTGTGCAGTTAATCGCCTAAGAAGTTACTAGTTATCGCTTAAGAAGTGACTAGTAATTACTAGTTATCGTATCAGCGATACTAAGAAGATAATATTCATAATTATCCTTCTAGTCTACATACTGCTACATACCACTATGTAAACTTCCTACTACATTAAACTATGTAAATACTATGTAGAGGAGAATTTAGTGTCTAACACTGAACCTCTGTCTGATGTGTCTGTGTCCTCTAAAAAGAGGAAGCGTGGCAGACCTCGCAAGGCAGACATTGAAGCAAAGAAGAATCGTGGTGTGGTAGGTCGTCCTCCTGGTGAAGCCGCTAGGATTAAAGAGTTTTATGCACGACTGCTGTCCACCAGCGGAGAGAAGGTTATAGAGACTGTGCTCCGCAAGGCTATGGATGATACCGATAAGGATCAGGTGGCCTGTCTCAAGATGTGTATCGATAGGTTGCTACCGATCAGTCATTTTGAGAAGCAGTCCTCCGGACGCGCTAACGCAATTCAGGTGCAGATTGTGACAACAGGGACACCACAGATTGCACAGCGTAGCGTAGAAGAAGTTGGTTATGAAGTGATAGATGTGGACCACGAAGTGGCCTCTGAAGAGTCTAATGATTCTAAAGGAGCCTAACAGATGGCGAACCTAAGGGTTGAACTCCATCCTAAACAGACGGAAGTATTTAATGATAGTCACCGTTTTAAAGTGGTTGCTGCAGGACGAAGATTTGGAAAGTCTCGTCTCGCTGCTTGGACCCTCATCATTGAAGCATTAAAGAGTACCGAGAAGGATGTCTTCTATGTGGCTCCAACCTTTCAGCAGGCTAAGGATATTATGTGGTCGGTTCTTAAGGAACTTGGTCACGAAGTTATCAAAGCTGTACACGAGAATACGGCGGTCATAACTTTAGTAAACGACAGGAAGATCTACCTTAAAGGATCTGACCGTCCAGATACAATGCGTGGTGTGGGTCTAGCGTATGTCGTGATTGACGAGTATGCAGATATGAAGCCACAGGTGTTCGAGCAGATTCTAAGACCAGCCCTTAGTGATGTTAAGGGAGGCGCTCTGTTCATTGGTACACCGAAGGGAAGGAACCACTTCTATGAGTTGTATCAGATGGCTCAGAGAGAAGAAGATGAAGATTGGGTGTCTTTCCACTTCACTAGCTTCGATAATCCGCTGCTTGATCCCAAAGAGATTGAGGCAGCAAAGAAGTCAATGTCTTCCTTCAGTTTTAGACAGGAATACCTTGCTAGTTTCGAAGCCGCCCAGTCAGACCTCTTCAAAGACGAATGGATTAAGTATGTTGATAGCGATGATACTCCTGGGGACGGTCAGTTTTACATCGCTGTTGATTTGGCTGGCTTTGAAGACGTAAGTAAGCAGGCTGCTAACAAGAGGAAGAACCTGGATGAAACAGCTATTGCTGTGGTCAAGGTTTGTGAAGACGGATGGTATGTAGATACTATTGTGGCTGGTAGATGGGACATCAAAGAAACAGCAAACCGAATCTTAGAAACAGCAAAAAGTTACGATGTTCGTTTAATAGGTATAGAGCGAGGAATGGCAAAGAATGCCGTACTCCCGTACCTACAAGACTTGATGAGAAGGAAGAACTATTTCCTGTCAGTGATAGACCTCACTCATGGGAACAAGAAGAAGACAGACCGGATTGTTTGGGCTTTGCAGGGACGCTTCGAGCATGGAAGGATTAAGTTAGTTAGAGGAGAGTGGAACAAGCAGTTTGTGGATCAGTTACTTAACTTTCCTAATCCACAGGTCCACGATGATTTAATTGATGCACTGGCTTACATTGATCAAATTGGCGTTACAGAGTTTACTAACCTTATTGAAGAAGAAGAGTACGAAGCCTTGGACCCTATAAGTGGTTATTGATCGGAGATAACATGGATTACATGATGGAAGAGAAGGAAGAGTTTGTTCCCCTGAACTGGGACTCCCTAATTACTAACGAAGGCGTGTGGGAAGTAATTAAGGAAGAGCTAGACAAACTATCTCCTTACTGCATGATGACTATTATCACTGCAGCCAAAGGCGAAGGCTTGAGCGATAAACAAATCTTTAAGCCTATGACCAAAGAAGTAGAGGTCGAGTACGAAGAAATGGAAGAAGCAGATCCGTTTGGTGACACCACTAAGGAAGAATAATGGCTGACTTTAAAGAAGATCCAGTTTCTGAAGCAGATCGCGATCTAGTTGCGTTTATCAATACCCAGTGTGATAACTGGAGGGACTACAGAGACACCAACTACGAGAAGCAGTGGGACGAATACGAGCGTCTATACTACGGTATTTGGTCTGATGAGGACAAGACTCGTGAGTCCGAGCGTTCCAAGATTGTGTCACCTGCTATCCGACAGGCGGTAGAGAACAAAACCTCCGAGATTATGGAGGCTACCACTGGCCGAGGAGAGTTCTTCGAGCTTAAAGACAATGCAATGGACGAGACTGGCACTGAGACTGATGTCGAACTTGTCAAGCGCCAACTGCATGAAGACCTAAAAAAGACCAAAGCAGACAAAACTTGGACCGAAATCAATCGAAATGCAGAGGTTTTTGGTCTTGGTATCGCTGAAATACAGGTAAAAACACAGACTGAGTTGGTTCCTGCTATGCAACCTCTACCTGGAGGCCAAGGAGCAGCCATCGGTGTGAACGAAGTAGAGCGAGTTATCGTTCCTGTTAAGTCAATCCATCCTCGTAACTTCCTCTGGGACCCAAATAGCGACAACATTGATGACGCTCTAGGTGTTGCTATCGAGGAATACACCAGTCTATTTAAGGTAGTGCAGGGGATTGAGAGTGGAATCTATCGTAAAGTTAATATTGGTCCTGAGTATAGTGATAATGCTCTTGAGCCAAACCAGTTGGATACACTCTATGAAGAGGATAAAGTTAGAATCCTTCGTTACTATGGCTTAGTTCCACGCAAATACCTAGAAACCATTGAGAATGATGGTAAAGAGGTAGCAGTATTATTCCCTGAAGACGCTCCTGCATCAGAATATCAGGACTTGGTAGAGGCTGTTATTGTCATTGCTAACGGACAATACCTGCTCAAGGCTGAATCCAACCCCTACATGATGAAGGATCGTCCTGTTGTGACCTACACACCTGAGAAGGTTGCTGGTCGCTTGGTTGGTATGGGAACCGTGCAGAAGGGCTACAATATGCAGAAAGCTATTGATGCCCAACTCCGTAGTCATCTGGACTCTTTAGCACTGACTACGGCTCCTATGATGGCGGCAGATGCTACTCGACTGCCTCGTGGCGTGTCCTACAAGGTTCAGCCTGGAAAGACACTGCTTACTAACGGTAATCCTAACGAGATTCTGTTCCCGTTTAAGTTCGGTTCTACTGATGCTGGTAATATCCAGACCGCAGAACGCTTCGAAGTCATGCTATTACAGGCTACTGGTACGCTAGACAGCCAAGCAATGACTCGCTCTGTAGCCGCTGGAGAGGCTGGTGGGGCTTCTATGAGCCTTGCAATGAGCAGTATCATCAAAAAGAATAAGCAGGCCCTAATTAACTTCCAAGATGACTTCCTAATCCCTCTGATTAAAAAGGTTGCTGTGCGGTATATGCAGTTTGACCCAGAGCGTTACCCCAGCAAGGACTTCACTTTTGTCCCCGCCTCTACTTTGGGCATGGTCGCTAGGGAGTACGAGCAACAGCAGTTCGTTGGGTTGCTCCAAACTCTTGGTCCAGACAGTCCTGTACTACCTCTGGTGCTGAAAGGCATCATCAAAGGCTCCAGTCTGTCCAACAAAGAAGAGTTGGCTATGGCTTTAGACCAGATGCTCCAGCCTAACCCAGAGCAACAGCAGATGGCACAGATGCAACAGCAGGCTCAGATAGCCCTCCTAGAGGCTCAGGTAGCCGAACTACAGGGTAGAGCACAGGAAAGCCAAGCAAACGCCCAGGAGAGCCTTGCAAAGGCCCAGAAGACCGCTGTTGAGACACAACTAATGCCTGAGAAGATGAGAATTGATGTGGTTCAGGCCGCTTCTACGAACCTTGCCGAGCAAACCACGGATGACTTTGAGCGCAGGCTCAAGGTAGCCAACATCCTGCTCAAGGATCGTGAGATTAAAACCAAGGAAAACATCGTAGAAGCACAAATGAACAAAAAAGTCCAGTAAAGGATTGACAAATACTAAAAAGTGTGGTATAATAACTACATTGTTGTAGAAATACAACACAGTCCTAAATAAAAGGAGAAACTGTGGACAAAGAACTACAAGCCTATTACGAGGCTAGGTTTGACATGATGACTTCCAAAGGCTGGCAGGACTTAGTTGAAGACCTGCGTAAGGTTGAGGAAGTATCAAGAGACCTAGATAGATGCAATAGCGTAGAAGATCTGTACTACGCTAAAGGACAGTTAGACATCCTTAACTTCATCTTTAAACTCAAGGAGGCATCTGAGGATGCTTACGAGGAGTTAGCACGATGAAACGGATATTCGAGTTTAGATGTGTGAAAGATCATGTAAGTGAGAAATTGGTTGATGATGGGGTTCGCTCGATAGAGTGTCCACATTGTCACAATGAGGCTTCTCGTATTATCTCGTCACCCAGAATCAGCTTGGAGGGCCTCACAGGGGCGTTTCCTTCAGCCGCTGAAAAATGGGCTAGAAAGCACGAAGAAGCAGCAAGAGCCTATCAAAAGAAAAACGCAAGTTGATCCGGTAGGTATTTTTAATTTCCTAGAATCCGTTGTGGACAGGAGGATAATGTGGCAGAAATTGTCGAATCGCAAGAAGAGGTAGTAGAAGGCGCAGTTGATATTACTCAAGAGACTCAGCAAGAAGTTGTTGAGCAACCTCAAGAGGAAGTCGTACAGGAACAAGTCCAAGAGGACAGCATTCCTACCAAGTATCGTGGCAAGAGTCTTGATGAAATTATCAAGATGCACCAAGAGGCTGAAAAGCTAATTGGTAGACAGGCCCAAGAAGTTGGTGAAGTACGGAAACTGGCTGACGAACTGATCAAGCGACAACTCGAACCTAAACAGGTAGAAGTTCCTGCTACAAAAGAAGACGAGATCGATTTCTTCGAAGATCCGAAGAAGGCAGTAAGTAAAGCTGTAGAGACTCATCCTGCTATTCAAGAGGCAAAGCAACAAGCGTTACTTCTTAAACAGCAGCAGACGTTGACTAAACTGCAACAGGAGTTTCCAGACTTTCAGCAGACGGTAGCTGATCCTGCGTTTGCGGAGTGGGTTAAAGCATCACCAGTCCGTATGCGGTTATACGCCGCAGCAGATGCAGATTTTGATTTTGATTCAGCCGCAGAACTGTTGACAAGTTGGAGCTACATGAAACCAAAGGCTCAAGCGCCTGCACCAGAAGTTAAGGCAGCGCAGAAAGCAGCGGTTAAAGCAGCTACGGTTGATGTAGGGTCTAGTGCAGCAGCACCTACTTCTTCTAAGGTATATCGAAGAGCGGATCTAATCCGACTACAATTGGAAAACCCAGACCGCTACTATGCTTTGCAAGACGAAATTCTAGCAGCATATGCAGAGGGACGGGTTAAGTAAAACTTAACTTAATTTAGGAGATTTAAAATGCCTTTGGGTACTAATAACGTAACAACGACAACCGCAGCAAAGTTTATTCCTGAGATTTGGAGTGACGAGATTGTTGCTGCTTATAAGAAGTCACTGGTTCTCGCTAACCTCGTGAACAAGATGAACTTCCGTGGTAAGAAAGGTGACACCGTTCACATTCCTAAGCCCACTCGTGGTACTGCTTCTGCTAAAGTTGCTAGCTCACAGGTTAACCTGATTGCTGCTACTGAAGACGAAGTGATCGTCAACATCGACAAGCATTATGAGTACAGCCGTTTGATCGAAGACATCGTGACCGTTCAGGCACTGCCTTCGCTTCGCCGTTTCTACACGGATGACGCTGGTTACTCACTCGGCGTACAGGTTGATACCGATCTGTGGTCGCTGTTTAAGTCGATTGGTGATGGTGATGGTAACGACTACACCAACAGTCGTACCTTCACGTTTACCGACTCCACTGGCGCACTGATCGCTTATGACGGTTCTGTGTCTGCCACGGAAGGTAAATTTGCTGACCTAGGTTTCCGTCAAGCTATTCAGTATCTGGATGATGCTGATGTGCCGATGGATGGTCGTGCATTTGTCATCCCGCCTGTACTGCGTAACGCATTGATGGGTACGGACCGCTACACCGAGCAAGCCTTTACTGGTGAAGCTGGTGGCGCTAACACCATCCGCAATGGTCGTGTTGGTAACCTGTACGGTATCGAAGTGTTCATCTCCAGCAATGCTCCGACTCCTGAGTCTGGTAAGCGTCTGGCTGGTCTCTTCCATCGTGATGCTTTCACGCTGGTTGAGCAGATGGGTGTTCGCTCACAGACCCAGTACAAGCAAGAGTACCTTGCTGACCTGATGACTGCTGATACGCTGTACGGTGTTAAGACGATTCGTCCTGACTCCGCAGTAGCTCTGATCGTTGACTAATAGCTTAGTGCTCTAATAGCACCGTAGCTCCTCCCCAGGCTCACAAGGCTTGGGGAGTTTTCCTAAGTAGATTTAAGAAGTCTACTGAGCAAAACTAAACGGAGATAAATTTTGGCTATCTACAGAGGTCCTGGCGGTCCTGGTGATGCTACAGCAGATGCAGCTAATGAGGCTCAACTAGCCCAGACATACGCATCCAATGCTGCTGCAAGTGCTGCTGCTGCTGCGGCATCGGCACAGTCAACTATTAACTTTACTACTGCATTAGATGTTACTGCTAGCCCGTTAGTTGCTGGCTCTACTCCTACAGTCTCATACAATTCAACTACTGTATCTCTGGCCTTTGGTATTCCTGATGGAGCTACTGGCCCAACTGGTCCTACTGGCCCGACAGGCCCTACAGGTTTAACTGGCCCAACTGGACCGACTGGTCCCACTGGACCGCAAGGCAACACAGGCCCTTCAGGACCCCCTGGGCCAACTGGTCCAACAGGCTCTACAGGCCCATCAGGCCCTCCTGGACCGACTGGTCCCACTGGCTTAACAGGCCCTACTGGCCCAACTGGTCCACAAGGCTTACAAGGTGATACAGGTCCTACAGGTCCAACTGGCCCAACTGGTCCAACTGGCCCACAAGGATTACAGGGCGATACTGGTCCAACTGGCCCAACAGGCTTAACAGGACCGACTGGACCAACTGGCCCACAAGGTCTTCAAGGTGATCCTGGCCCAACTGGTCCCACTGGACCTACGGGACCTACTGGCCCAACTGGATTAACTGGTGATACAGGCCCTGCTGGCCCACCTGGACCAACTGGCCCGACTGGGCCTACTGGATTAACTGGTCCAACAGGTTCACCAGGACCAACTGGCCCAACAGGTCCGACTGGACCAACTGGAGCAACTGGACCTACTGGTCCGACAGGCCCTGGTGTAGTTGCTGGTGGTACTACAGGACAAGTATTAAAGAAGAAAACAAATACAGACTACGACACTGAGTGGGCCGCAATACCAACTAAGTTACAAATTTTAGTTCGTGCTGGAACGACTACTGATGTATCGCTAGCTAACGGTTATTTACCTGTAACAAATCGTGCAGGATCAACTATTCAAGTATCTATAGTGTAAGGATAAAAAATGGCAAATCGCTATCCTTTGGTTTTAAACGGAACAACTGTACAGGAGTTACAGTCTGGTGATAATTTAGAAGCATTTCCTAATATTCGTCTTTCTGGTTCAACTAGCGGAACAGCTACGCTGAGTGCTCCTGCTGTAGCTGGAACAAATGCTTACACATTACCGCCAGATGCTGCTACGATTGGCTATCGTAATGTTCCGCAGTCTGGTTCGGATAAGACAAGCTCTTACACACTTGCCACAACAGACATTGGAGAGTTTGTAGGTGTTGGGTCTGGTGGGTCAATAACCATCCCAAACTCAACATTTGCTGCTGGAGATGTGGTTTCAATATTTAATAATACATCAGGCAACATTACTATTACTTGCTCAATTACTACAGCCTACATAGCAGGAACTAATACCGATAAGGACACCATGACACTAGCAACCCGTGGCGTGGCAACAGTATTATTTATTTCTGGAACCGTTTGTGTAGTTACAGGAAACGTATCGTAAATGACTGGAATCTTTCAGATTCTTCTTGCTGGCGGCTCTCCAACCATAACCGCTGACTACCTCGTTGTCGCTGGTGGTGCTGGCGGTGGTCGTAGTTATGGTGGTGGAGGCGGTGCAGGAGGCTATCGTGAATTTACAAACCAATCTTTAACGGTAGGAACCGCTTACACGGTAACTGTTGGTGGAGGAGGCTCTGGCTCGACAAACTCCTCAGATAAAGGAACAAATGGCTCTAATTCTGTATTTTCTGCAATTACTTCTGCCGGAGGCGGTGGTGGAGGATCAATAAGTAATAACAACGGAGCAGACGGTGGTTCAGGCGGCGGCGTTGGTGATAGTAGAACAACCAACGTTGCTGGCTCTGGTAACACACCATCAACTTCACCAAGTCAAGGAAATAACGGCGGAACTGGAGCTACCGCTAATGGTGGAGGAGGTAACGGAGGTGGTGGAGGTGGTTCTGGTGCAGTAGGACAAAATGCAACATCAACATCTGCTGGAAACGGCGGCGCAGGAACTGCATCGTCAATCACGGGTTCTAGCGTAACTAGGGCTGGCGGTGGTGGAGGTGGTCCTAGCCAACTTGGATCAAATACTGCTGGAACGGCATCAGGTGGAGGCGGAAATGGTCAAAAAGACGCAACTGGTTCTGCGGGAACAGCTAATACTGGCGGTGGGGGCGGTGGAGGTGGAGCCGGAAATACACAATACAACGGTGGCAACGGCGGCTCCGGTATCGTCATCATCAAAATTCCGTCTACACACTACGCCTCATTTTCAAGCGGTGTAACTTTCACAACCATCACATCTGTTGCTGGTTTCAATATCTATTCCGTCACGGCTACTTCTACAACAAGTGAGACTGTGACTTTCTTTGCTGGCGCACCTTTAACCGAAGTGCTGATTGTGGCTGGTGGTGGGGGTGGTGGTCGAGATACAAATAGCGGAGTTGGTGCAGGGGGTGGCGGTGCAGGTGGTTATCGCTCTAGCACAACACAATCCATTACTTTTGGACAAGCATATACGGTTACTGTTGGTGGTGGTGGTGCGGCACAAACTTCAACAAGAACACAAGGAAACTCTGGGTCTAATTCAGTGTTTTCAACCTTTACTTCTGCTGGCGGTGGCGGGGGTGGTTGTTACCAAAACCTTCCCGGCAAAGATGGTGGTAGTGGCGGTGGAGGCGCTAGAGATACAGGCGTTGGTGGATTAGGAAACACACCATTTACATCTCCAAGCCAAGGCAATAACGGCGGCTCAAATCCATCTCCTACTGTTGATGGCGCTTCCGGCGGGGGCGGTGCTGGGGCCGTAGGTACAAACGCAAGTGGTAACGCTGGTGGCGCTGGTGGTGCAGGAACCGCATCCTCAATTACAGGATCAAGCGTTACAAGGGCTGGAGGGGGTTCGGGCGGATCTTTCAATACAACCTCAACCACAGGTGGAAGTGGCGGTGGTGGTGCTGGTGGGGGAAGTGGGAACAGTTATGTTGGACAAAGTGGAACTGTTAACACAGGCGGTGGTGGTGGAGGTGGTGGAGCCGCTTCTGGTGTATCAGGAAATGGCGGCGCAGGCGGCTCTGGTATTGTCATTATTAAAGTACCTGACAATGTGGGTGCAGTATTCTCTAGCGGCGTTACATCGAGCCTGTCTACTTCTGGTGGGTTCAACATCTACTCAGTAACTGCGACATCTACGACATCTGAAACCGTTACATTCCAACCTGACTTTACTCTTGATGCACTTATTGTTGCCGGAGGTGGTGGTGGCGGTGGTCGTGGAGGTGGTAACGGCGGCGGTGGCGGAGCGGGAGGATACAGAACCATTGCGTCAACTTCATACAGAATAGGAACCTACACAGTTACAGTAGGTGCTGGCGGTGGTGGTGGGGCAAGCAGTTCAAAGGGAACAACAGGCTCAAATTCTGTGTTCAATACAACAACTTCTGCCGGTGGTGGTGGTGGTGGTGGTGGTCAGGACGCTGGAAATGGTCTGTCTGGTGGCTCTGGCGGTGGCGCATCTTATACAAGTTCCGCTGGTTCTGGTAACACTCCGTCAAC